TTATCAAGGACTACATTAAAAATATCTAGTGCAGAATATGTAGAAAAGATAAGTTATTATAAAAACCTTGTTGAAAACTTAAAAGAAGAAAAAGGAATTGAGTAACATTTTTATTATCTTTGTCGTATGACAGAACCGATATACGCAAATGAAGAACACAGAATAATATTAGAAACTTACATTACAATGTGTAAAGAGTTCGCAAAGGATGTAAGTACATTAAGTCGTTACGAAAACTACTTAGAAGTTGTATCTGTTATTTTAGAATATCATAACGCATACGGAACAGGAACAAGGGAGGATAACTTTTGGGATTGGATAATGATTATACCTATAAACCTATCAGTAGCAACTAACGGGTTTTTCGCGGGAGTTGAAAATAAGAAGAACGCAGCAAAAGTAAGGTCATACGGAATACTTTTAGATAGGTTATTAGAAGATACAGTTAGCAAGATTGATGGAATAGAAACTATAAAAGAATAATGGAAGACATCTATAATAAGATAGCTAAGCTATCAGATAAGTTCAGGACTATGGCTTATGGACTGACATCAGATGAAAATGAAGTTAATGAAGCAGTACAAGAATTAATGCTTTATTTCTTACAGATGAATCCTGAAACATTAAAAGCTATATACGATAAGGACGGAATAGATGGAGTAACAAGATATGGAGCAGTAGCTTTAAGACGTGCATTAACAAGTCCTAGAAGTAATTACTATTACAAGTACAAAAAGTATTACACTCATATTGATAGTTTAACAAGTGCAGTTACTTATGATGAAATGGAAACGGGGGAAACAATCCCTTCTAAGCACCTTTACAACCTTCCTAATGAAATAACAGACGATTACCAATGGACTAGCCTAGAACAGATAGATAAAGCCTTAGAAAGCTTCTCTTGGTATGATACTAAGGTCTTTCAATTGTACTACCACGAGAACAACACGTTAGACAGCCTGGCAAAGAAGACAGGAATAAGTAGGAACAGTCTTTTCACAACAATAGACAAAGTAAGAGTACAACTAAAAAATAAGCTAAGTGAATAAGTTCTTTGTACCTAAAGAGATATATGAAGACAGGATAGAAGTCTGCAAAGGTTGTGTATACTACTCAAGTCTATTAGGTAACTGTAAAATTTGTATCTGCTTTATGAAAGTGAAAGCAAGGATAGCAACCCAAGAATGTCCTAAGAAGTATTGGTTAAAGACTACAGAGATACAAAAGAATAAAGATATACCTGAAGAAATAATAGAAGAAGTAATATTACTTTGGGAGGACTTAAAAACAGGAAGAGCGAAAGACCAAACAGCAAAGAAGAAAATGATAGAGATTTACAATACACTACATAACACTAGTTACTCAGTAAGGACTAATTGTGGTTCTTGCATAGCAGCTTGTTTTGATGGAATAAAAAAGATATATAAAGAATACTCGGTTTAAACTAAATTAAAAAAAATACAGGGTAAGACCTAAAAGCATTTAAATTCAGTCCGAGTAAGTAAAGGGGAGTTGTCAGATGCTCCCCAATACGACTAACTTAAATAAAGATTATGAAAGAAGAAGAACGTACGTACTCAACAATAAAATGGATTCTAAGGGATAACATTAAAAAGAATGTCAGGTCTTTGTGGACTTGGCAAAACGACAATTTTACTATGATATACAATAACTACTCAGGAGAGGATAGAATCTATACATCAAGTCAATTACTAAAACTTTTAACGAAATGATAATATTTACAGTACTCGGAATCTTTATAGCAATCTTTTTCTTTGTGGTTATTCTAATGAGCATACTAGAATCAAGGGTAAGAAACAGAACTAAGGAAAAGTTCTTATGGAATATGGAAAAGTTAGAACCACTAACTGAGAAAGACTTAACAGATGAAATACAAGATAATGAAAGATAAAAACTATTATGACTTTTTAAGTATGAAAAAGAAAAGGAGAAAGGTACACCCTGTACCAATTGAACAAACAACTAGCATAACTTTAGAAAGACAAAAAATGAAAGATAATAGAATACCAAGCTACTACATAGGAAAGCGTTATAAGATTGAAGCAAGGAAAGTAATAGAAGACTTTGAACTTAGCTACAATGTCGGAACAGCAGTTACTTACTTACTGAGAGCTGAAAAGAAACACGACAGTCCTATTGAATGTATACAAAAAGCAATTAACCACCTAGAATTTGAATTAGATAAATTAAAGAGATGAAAGATACAATTGAATTAGTTAGTTGGAAAGGAATTGTAAAGAAGTACGGTTACAAGGAAGGAGAAAACAAAGGAACTAGATTCGGTATTCAATTAACTTTAGAAGGTATGATAGACACTCAGTTTATATGGTTAGATACTCAGCTAGAAAGAAAGAAACTATTTAAGACAATAATAAGAATAGCTGCTAATGAAGGAAGGGACTTAGTTATAATAGATTAATGAAGTTCGTAATCAAATGTGATAAGGACAAGCAAACCCTGATACACTATTTAAAGGAATTAGGAAATGACTACTTAGTAGATGTAAAGAAACAAAGAAACACAAGAAGCAATATGCAGAATAACTATTATTGGAGTTGTATCGTTCAGCCACTATCAAATGATACAGGCTACTACCCTGACGAAATTCACGACCTATTAAAATTAAAGTTCTCTACTCAATGGGAAAGCATAGAACTAAACGATAAGGTAATAGGAGTACAAGTAGTTAAGTCTACAGCAAGAATGGATAGCAAAGCTTTTGAGATATACGCAGACCAAATAAGAATGTGGGCAATGACTGACCTGGGTATAAGACTTATGCTGCCAAATGAATTTGAATAATTTCTATTATATACTACATCAGTTAACTAATTTAAACTGATTCTAAATAAAATACTATGGAAGACGGAAGACGAAACAATAAAGGAACTGTAGGAAACAAAGGAGGTCGCAAAGGTAAAGGGGAAGAACAGAAGTTAATTGAACATCTTACTCCAATGAGTGGTATTGCTTTAGAAGCTCTACAAGAGGGTATGGAGAAGAAACAACAATGGGCAGTCAAGCTTTACTTTGAATACTTCTATGGTAAACCACAACAAAGAGTTGATGTAACAACTAATGACGAAAGTCTTAACGTACCTTTAATAAACTTTATTAGTTCTGAATCTTAGCGACAAATACACAGCACTATTTAAGTCAGATGCTAGATACTTTATTATAACAGGAGGTAGGGGTTCAGGAAAGTCTTTTGCAGTTACAGTCTTTCTTACACTCTTAACTATGTCTAGGAACGTCCGTATTCTATTCACACGTTATACTATGACTTCAGCTCACTTGTCAATCATTCCTGAATTCCTAGAAAAGATAGGGTTGCTTGGATATGAAAATACGTTTAGTGTAAACAAGTCTGAAGTAGTAAATACAGCTAACAAATCAGAAATACTTTTTAGAGGTATTAAGACGTCAGCAGGGAATCAAACAGCAAGTCTAAAGTCTTTGCAAGGTATTAACACTTGGATATTAGACGAAGCTGAAGAACTTGTAGATGAAAACATCTTTGATACAATAGACCTTAGTATTAGAGAAAAGAATATACAGAATAGAGTTGTCTTAATATTAAACCCAACAACTAAGGAACATTGGATATATAAACGATTTTTTGAGGATAAAGGAGTTGAAGGTGGTTTTAATGGCGTTAAAGACAATGTATGCTATATACATAGTACATACAAGGATAATGAAGTAAACCTCTCACAGAGCTTCCTAGAACGTATTAAGAGCATAAAGCACAATAACTTTAAAAAGTATCAGCATAAAATACTTGGAGGGTGGTTAGCGAAAGCTGAAGGAGTGGTATTTGAGAACTGGAGCATAGGAGAATTTAATCCTAATGGACTTCAAACTTCTTGTGGAATGGATTTCGGTTTTAGTGTAGACCCTGACTCCTTAACTGAAGTAGCTATAGATAAGAAGCATAAGAAGATATACTTAAAGGAACATATCTACAGGAATGGATTGAAGTCGCACGAACTCGCAAAGATAGTTCTTGATAAAGTAGGCACAAGCCTGATAATAGCTGATAGTGCTGAACCTAGACTTATTGAAGACCTAAGACATCAAGGAGTAAATATCAAGGCAGTTAAGAAAGGTACTATTGAAAGTGGTATAACTAGGATGCAAGACTATGAGATTATCGTTACCCCTGAATCAACTAACATAGCTAAAGAGTTAAACAACTATGTATATGCTGACAAGGGATCTAAGCTATATGTAGATAATTGGAATCACGCTATTGATGGTATTCGTTATAATGTTATATACCACCTAGACAATCCAAACGCAGGAAGATACTTTGTGCAGTAAACTAAAAACAATAAATTTCTATTATATAGTGTATGAAAGTTAAAATTAAAAAAGAAGGAAAGGTAGAATCGTTCAGTCTAATTAACGATTGGTCAGATGTTACATTAGAAACGTGGCTTTCATTAATCGATTTTGAAACAGGTACAAAGACTGAAGAAGCTGAAGAAACAATAGCAGCTTTGTCAGATATTCCAAGACGGTTGGTTAAGGAATTATCTTTGTCTGATGTTGCAGTAATAATGAGTAAGGTTGGGGAACTTCAAGCAAAGCAAGATACAAAGCTAAAAAGGATAATTGAGATTAACGGAGTTGAGTATGGATTCCATCCTGACTTAGATTCAATTACTTTAGGGGAGTATGCAGACATTGAGCAGTTCATTAAGAACGGAATAGAAACAAATCTTCCTGAGTTGATGGCTGTACTCTATCGTCCTGTAAAACTAAAGAAGAACGAGGTTTATATAATTGATGCGTATGATGGAGATATTCGGCTCAGAGCAGAGGAGATGAAACAGATGTCAGCAGAACAAGTGCAAAGTGCATTGGTTTTTTTTTACACTTTCGCGAAGGTATTCAACGAGATTTTGCCATTATATTTGATGGAGCGGCTGAAGGAAACGAAGACGCAATAGCAAGTGATGACTTTGCTTCTAAATGGGGATGGTTTGGAGTAATGCACAGGTTGTGCGGAGAAGATATTAGTAAATTAGAAAGTATTACAAGGCTTAACTTGTTAGAATGTTTGACTTGGTTAAGTTATGAAACAGATTTGAACTCACAAAATAAAGTAAAAAGAAATGGCAATACCTAACAAGACATATTATAACCTACTTGAAACATTAAAGCAATTAGGAGCAAAGCATAATCAAATATCAACTACAACAACAGGAGATATTTTTTCAATTGATTTGATGAAGAATACTCTTTATCCTTTAATGCACATCAACCCAACAAACGTAACAACAGGAAGGGTAGGTCTTACGTATAACTTCCAAATCTTTATAATGGACTTAGTAGATACTGATGACGCAAATGAAGATGAAGTTTATTCAGATACATTACAAACCTGCATAGATGTTATTTCAATATTTAGAAATAGTCAATGGCAAGCACAATTTGCTCTAGATATAAATACTCCTGTTTACTTTGCTGAAGGAGATTATACTTTAGAACCATTCACAGAAAGATTTGATCAAGACGTAACGGGATGGGTATTTACAATAGGTATATTAGTTGAGAATAACTTTCAGACTTGTGATATTCCAATGGAGGATATATCTATAGGGCAGTAATGCGTTTTAAGATAGGTAGGTTATTAATAGTAATAGGTTGGAAGGGATGGAAAATAACGATTGATTTATGAGTAAGATATTTGGGAAAAATATAGAAAGGTACTTAAATAGTTTTGGCAAATATGTAGTCAAGCAAGCTAGAACGAATTTAACTAAAGGGAAAAAGAATGTAAGTAAAAGTCTTTATAATTCAATAAAATATGATTTTGTAATTGAAAAAAATGGTAATTTTTCTTTACAATTCAAAATGGATAATTACGGTTCATTTATAGATAAAGGAGTTTCAGGGAATAAGAAGAAACAAAGCTATACAGATTGGAAAGGTAAAAAACAAAGCTCCCCAGGTACAGGTTACACTACTAAAGGTCCTCCTATTGATATACTATCTAAATGGATTAAAAAAAGAGGAATAAAACCTAAAGGGATTAAACGAGGAAGGTCAAAAGATACAGGTCAGTTTATTTCAGGGTTGGCTTTTTTGATAAGTAGGAAAATTAAACGTGATGGAATAAAAGGAATAAGCTTTTTTCAAAGACCTTTAGGCTTAGCTTTGCGTAACTTCCCTAAAGAGTTTGGTGCTGAATTAAAACAAGATATAATTAACAGTTTAACAATAGTAAAATAAAACAAACAGATGGCAACAACACTAGCACAAAAACCCTTATACTCAATACTACCTGTAGGACAAGAGGTAATTTTTGCTGTAACTAATGCACCTATAGTTAGTGCATATACAAGAGTAAAGATGATTGCAGAAGTATATATAAGTGATATTCCAATTGTAATAGCTTCATCATCTCCTATAGGAACTTTTAAAACTACTCCTAACAATACAGGAACAGCAATATTTGATTTATCTACTATTGTTGAAAGCTATGTAAAGTCTGATAACTTAGCAGCAGTAGGAAGTGAATATAAAGGAACAGCAACTTCAGCTACAGTTTCTCACCCACTTCATTTAATAGACGCTTATTCAATTAATGATAATGTAGTTAGATACTTGAAGGTTAGATTTACAACTGAATATCTTGATACTTCAGCAACTCCCGTTGTAATTGTTACAGATGGTACTGAAGTAATATCTAGTGAGTTTACTTTATTCAATGGCTACTTAAAATACACAGATAAAATAAATATATCATCTTCTGATTTTGGATTTGACACTACAGTTTTCCAACTTAACCCAGTAGCAGTATTTGGAGATGTAGTAGGAAGGTTCATTACTAATGCACCTATGACTCAGTATGCAAATAAAGGGGATTACGGAACAATATCTATGCTTACTAATTTAACTACAGCAGCAGATGAACTTGATTTTGTTACTTTTAAATATTACGGAGATTCAGGACAAATAGGTTCACCTGAAACAATTAGTAGAAGTTTAGCTAACGGAGCATTTGATACTAATAGTGGAAATACTAAAGACCAGATATTACACTTAGGTTGTTATCCTGCAAACATTAGGAATTGGTCATCAACATTTAGAGGATTAATAGATAGTGAAACTGTTACTTATTACACAGTTAGCTTACATAACGCAGCAGGAGCAGTTGTCAGTTTTGTTCTAACGATTAATGTTCTTTGTCCTACCCTTAAAGGTTACGAACCCATAAGAGTTACTTGGATTAACCAATGGGGAGTATGGGATTACTATACGTTCAATATGAAGTCCATTAAGTCTATATCAACAAAAGGAAGTACATATCAGCAACAAGCAGGAACTTGGAATGAAAGCACTTACAGAGCAGATAGTTATAAAGGAGGGAAGAAAGCATTTAGAGTTAATGCAATGGAAAAGATTACTATGAATACAGACTTTGTTAATGAATCAGAATCAGAATGGTTTGAGGAATTTATTAATAGTCCTGAAGCGTACATACTTGATGTATACCAAACAGACGTTGCTACTGCTGCACTTAACACTTATGTAACACCCGTAAGGCTTACAACTTCTAGCTTTACTAAAAAGACTATAGCAAACGATAAACTTATGCAATATACTTTTGAAGTTGAAAAGAGTAAAACACTTAGAACACAAGCAGTATAATGAGCATACAACTTATATTACATCCACAGAATTATGAAGGTCAATTTAATACTATTTCTAGTTCGCCTACTGAAGTTGTAGTAAATGGTATATCTTTTGCTGGCTTAGATAATACGGGTACTTATACAACTACAGCAGCTAATCATTATGTAGATACTTTAACGAATGCACCACCTAGTATCATTAATACTTGGTACAGATTTAGGAAAGGAACTATTGCTTATCCTACTGTAGTTGCAGGTGATGTAAACTTAGTAGGTAGCTCTAGTGAAATATCAGGGGTGTACCAACAACTTTCTAATTTAACTCTAGGAGGACAATATACTGTAACTATAAATATACCTACAGCAGTAGCAGGAGGTTCAGTTAGGGTAGCTGTCTACTTAGGTACTTCTATTCAGGGAAGCTATACTACTTATAGTTCTAATACTACTCAAATATCTAAAATATTCTTTGCAACTTCTACTGAATTAACTGTTATGATTAGTTATTCAAATGCTACATCTACAGACCTTATTATATCTGATATATCTACCCAGCCTGTTATTGGAGCTATCCCTTCAGGATCTACTAGTATATTAGATAACGGACAAGTAATAGTAGACTTATATGAAGATGAAGATTTACCTTTAACTTTAAGTGTAGATAACTTTAAAAATGTAGCAGAAAAAGTACAGTCTTACTCAAAGGCTTTTAATTTGCCAGCAACAAAAAGAAACAATAAGATATTCAATCAGATATTTGATGTAACAAGAAGTAATGATGGAGCAATTTTCAACCCTTATAAGAAAACTCAATGCGTTTTAAAGCAAGATGGATTTATTTTATTTGAAGGTTATTTAAGACTCTTAGATGTATCGGATAAGCTAGGGGAAACAAGTTATAATGTAAACCTTTATTCTGAAGTGATTGCCTTATCGGACTTCTTAAAGGATAGAGAATTTCGTGATTTGGACTTTTCAGAACTAAACCACGCTTATAATTATCCTAATATTAGGAATAGTTGGCAAGGTATCTTACCTGTATCTCCTTTACCTGTAGGTAGTTTTGCAGGAGCACCAGGAGCAACAACAACTAATGTTTTAAAATATCCTTTTGTTGATTGGAATCACCAATATACTATAGGTGGTTCAGGAAACCCTGTATTACCAAATTTAGAAAGTGCATTTAGACCTTTTATCAGTATTAAGTATATACTAAATAGAATATTTGAAGATAGTCCTTTTACTTATGAATCTACTTTCTTTAACACTACTGTAGCTGGAGGGGGGAGTTTTGATTTTAATAGTCTTTATATGGACTTTAATTGGGGTTCTGATAATGTTCCTTTTACTGTTGCAGAAGGTGGAGAAGGGCATATTGACACAGTTCAAGTAGGGACAACTTCTTTTGCAACTATTCAAACAAATAGTAATGACTTTAACACTAACTTAGGTTATAGTGCAGGGGTTTATACAGCAATTTCAGACAACCAAACTTATATTTTTAATTATAGTTATACATATAATGTAACAAATAATGTACCTTGGACAGGTACTTTCAGGTGGAAAATGGTAAAAGGAGGAGTTACTTCTTATATAAATATAACACCTGTATCAGGGACAGGGATAATAGGAGTAGGACTTTCTAATATGGCTATAATAACTTCTAATTTCACACAGATATTAGATATTGGAGATACTTTGACACCTGAATTCAAATCTAGTACAGCATCTACAAATAATTTTAATTTGTTAGTGTTAGGAAATATAACAACAAATATATTCGGAATGATAGGAGCTACTTTTGTAATCACTTCTGCTACAGCAGCTACTAATAATGCATTCCTTCAAACACTAAGAGGGGAAACAGGACAATGGGATTTTTTAAAAGGATTGATTACAATGTTTAACTTAGTAACTTTAGTAGATGAAGATAATCCTAATAATATTATAATAGAACCTTATTCAGATGTATTTATAAATAGCTCTACTAGTGTGCAGTTAGATTGGACTGATAAGATAGATGTTTCAGAAATGAAATTAACACCCTTAGTAGATTTGAATAAAAGAACTATTTTTAAATTTGTAGAAGATGAAGATGATTATGCATTCACCCAATATAAAAATCAAGTAGGAGGACACCTATACGGAAGTAAGAAATATAATGCAGGAAACGAATTTAATATACTTGATGGATTAGATGAAGTAGTAGCAGAACCTTTTGCAGCTACAGTAGTCAAACCTTTAATGAGTCAATACCCTGACTTTATAACTCCTTCTGTTTATACTATGGGTGATGACGGAGTTTCAGAGGGTTTTGATAATAGTCCAAGAATAATGTATAGTAATGGTGTTGTTAATATGGCTTCAACAACTTATGATGTACCCGCACAAAATGGTGGTTCAGCAAATGCTCTTGAATATCAATTTTTACAGTTTAGTCATTTGTCATCAATACCTACAGTAACAACGAACCCTCCTGCAATTACAGATACAATAGATTTTCATTTTGGGGAATGTCAATTACTTGAAGGAGTAGGTAGTGCAAGCACTAATAACTTATTTAATACTTATTGGCTGCCTTATTATAATGAACTTTACAATCCTGATACTAGGATAATGACTATAAAGGTAAACCTAACTCCTGCCGATATTAATACATTCAAGTTCAACGACACAGTAATGATTAAAAATAGGGTATTTAGAGTGAACAAGATAAACTATAAACCAAACGATTTAGCAACAGTAGAATTTATACTTATACCATAATGTCTAAACACAATACAATACCTTACATAACAGGATTTAACGTAAAACCTGCTTCAATTTCAGGACTTGGAGTAGTGTCTTTTACAGATGGAACAAATGAAATAACCCCTAATCAATCACAATGTGAAGCTTATGGGTATACCTACAACCAAGCAGCAGGTACTTGTTCAATCTTTAGATATAATACAAATCTCAATAGGGCAGTAGCTAATGAGAATAATAGGACTTACGGAGCAGGAAACTCAACAGAAACAGGAACTAACAATTCCTTAGTAATGGGTGAAAGTAATACTATTAGAGGGATGTCTAGGAATAACATTATAATAGGAAGTAATAATGAGATATCAAATGGAGTAAACAATGCGAATGTATTTGGTGCTAAAGGAGAGGTTACAGCTGATAACTCTATAGTATTAGGGGGTAACGCTTCAGCAGATACTTTAGGAGAAAGACAGTCTATGATTTTAATGTATGGAACAGAAACTACAGACAATAGTACAGTAGATAGTTACCTAAATAATACAACTGATAGTTACTTTACTATTCCTGATAATACTATAGTTATGTTTGAAACTCAAACAGTAGCAGTAAGAACAGGAGGTTCAGGAGCAGGATCATTAGGGGACTTTAAAACATTTACAGAAGTTGGAGCAGCTATTAATAAGTCAGGGGTTCTAAGTATTGATAGTTCAAGAACAGTATTAGCAAATGTTGGTTCAACATCAGGATGGATTCCTACTGTAGGTGTATCAGGAACTAATTTCATCCAACAAGTAAAGGGAGCAAATAACAGAGATATTATGTGGGCAACTACAATTAGATTCACACAAATTAAAACAGGGGTAACTCTATAAAAATAAAACTATGGCAGCAGAAGAGCTAGTATTAAATGTAAAATCAGATATCGGAGAGGTTACTAAAGATACAGAGAAACTAGTCAAATCAACAGACGGAGCTAAGAAAGGGTTTAAGGGCTTGGGTACAGCTATCAAAGGTGTTGGTATGGCATTCAAAGCAGCAGGGATTGGTTTGATTATAGCAGTATTTGCAGCACTTAAAGAAGCTGTAGAAAGGAATCAGACTGCAATGGACGGAATCAATACTGTAATGACAACCGTTTCAACTACCTTTAATCAAGTAGTTACAGTCCTTTCAGATGTCGTTTCTTGGGTAACTCAAAGTTCCGAAAGGTTTGACGGATTAACAAAAGTTTTAAGTGGTGTTATGACAATAGCATTGACTCCTTTAAAGTTAGCATTTTATGGTTTAAAATTAGGTGTTCAGGAAGTAATGTTAGCTTGGGAAGATAGTTTCTTAGGAGGTGGTGATGAAGGAAAAATAGCAGAATTAAGAGCTGATATAGTAGGAACTAGAGCAGATATATTAGAAGTAGGTAAAGCAGCTATTGATGCAGGAAAAGATGTTGCTAATAATATAGGTGATGCAATAGGAGAGGTTGGAGCTATATACGAAAAGGCAGCAGAAGGAATAACTAAGATTTCAATTAAAGGTAATTACGAACAAGCTAAAGCTACAACAGCAGCAACTAAAGCAGCATTATTTGCGGAAGCAGAATTTGCTAAGCTAAATGCAGAAAAATTAAAAGAAGCAGAATTATTTAGACAAATTAGAGATGATGAAACTAAGACTTTCACAGAAAGAATACAAGCCAATAAAGACTTAAAAAAATCACTAGAGGAACAACAGAAACTACAAAGAGAACAAGTACAGATAGGAATACGAGCAGCGGCATTACTAGTAGAACAAAACGGAAGTGATGAGAATAAGTTAGCTTTAATGAAAGCTCAAAATTCTGAACGTGAATTAGAAGAAGCTATTACAGGTCAGTTATCAGAGCAAAAGACAAATCAAGTAGGTTTAGAAAAAGAATTAGCAGAAACAAGAAATGAGTTAAGAGCTGAAGGTCTTGAGGGTATGGCTTTAGAATTAGAAGAGTTACAAACTTCTTATGATGCTAAGATTGAAATGGCAAGAAAAGCAGGGGAGGACACCAATAAGATTACAAAGAAATACGAAAAAGATATAACTAAAATTAAAAAAACAGAAGCACAAAAACAGATAGACCTTGACAAATTTGTAGAACAGTCAAAGATGGACACGATAGCTATGGGACTTCAAGTTGCAGGTTCTTTGGCAAAAGAGGGTTCGGCAGCAGCAAAAGGAATTGCAGTAGCTAATACTATTTTTAACACTCAACAGTCTATAATGAAAGCAATGGCAGATGTTCCATACCCTTACAATATAGTACAATCGGCAATGAATGGAATTATGGGAGCTGTTGCAGTTTCTAAAATATTAAGTACAGACCCAAGTGGAGGAGGAGCAGGTGGTGGAGGAGGAGCAACAGCAACAGCAGCACCCCCTGCCCCTCAAATGATGTCAGGAGCTTTTGATATATCAGGAGGAGTAGCACCTGAAGCGACTAAGGCTTAT